TAAAGAAATTGAGTTTTTGAAGATTCTTTTTTCATCTAACGCAAAAAAATAGTCATGGCAGCACCTAAAGGTAATCAGTTTTGGAAATTAGCAGACCCCGAATGTATAGGTAAGCCTAGAAATTTCGAGAGCCCTTCTTACCTCTGGGAGAAAGCAAAAGAGTATTTTAAAGAGTGTGATGAAAACCCATTTGAAAGAAACGAAACAACAACGACAGATAAAGGAACTTACTACAAAATGTATAGCCATAAGATACCATATACTTGGGAAGGTTTGTATGTTTTTTTAGGTGTTTGCAACATTGATAGGTACAAAGATATAAAAGAGTTTGTTGGTATCATTACGCATATTGGCAACGTTATCCGTAATCAAAAGTTCTCAGGAGCAGCGGCAGGGATATTCAATTCTAATATAATAGCACGTGATTTAGGACTAAGGGATGCAACTGACATAGCTACTAATGGCAAAGATTTGAGCGGAGAATTTACAGTAAATATTGTCAAGCCTAAAGGCGAATAATTACATCTTCTTAATCAAATCAATACTTTGCCAATATCCAGCCCCGTATCTAATAGGGTCAATAGTGTGGTTGTTAGAATCTTCGGGTTTATCAGTAATCACACCATATCGATCAGCTTCGAATGAATAGTCTTCCTGCTCTTGTTCAATGTTCAGACTATCCTCTGTAAAATACACACGTAAATTTTGAAGAATATCAATACCGTCCATAATTGATCCTTTACCCTTTGCGGCTGGCTCGGCTAAATAACCTTTCCGCCTTAACATTGCTATTTTTACAATACGATTATTGTCGCAAATCACGGGAACGTCTAAGGGTATCGCTAACTTGTTAAACATCCAAGTGACTATACCCTCTTCTTCGTTGTCAATGTCGGCTCGTTCTTGGGCTGTCATTGATTTGCGTACTTCGTCCTCACTAGCATAGTTCAATTCATGCGCATATATTGCACCGTCATAATATTTCAGATGCACAATACCCCAGGGATCAACTTTACCCCAATCGACTACATACAATTCAGGCGCATCCAATTCGATAAATTCACGAGTGCTAATCTTGTCCCAAGAAAATATCCGATTGGGACGCTCGCCTTTTTCGCCTAACCCATACACTACCCAACTTAGTTCATTCGCGCTGCGTGTTTCATGGTTCATTTTACAGCGGTCGATTTCTTCTAATTGTTTTTTGCTAAATGATAAATCATTTTTTATCGTGTCGTATTTTATAGCTTCGGTATGATCGATTAGTTTATTTATTACGACCTCCGAATATTGGATAGGTTGGTAGCTTAATATTTTCGACCTTTGCCCTGCAGGACAAAATGGGTTATCTTTAAATGTAGAATGAATTACGATAGCGTTTTTGCGGGTCATTACATCTTCGACCCAATGCCACTTCTTAGGGTTGTAATCAATAAAAACAATATCGGAAGTCCTTTGATCTATTTGATTAAATGTTTCGGAAGTAATTTTATATGGCTCGTTAAGCCATGCAGCGTCTTGGGTTAATCCGTGGACCTTCTCTTCATCATCCGCTCCATGAATTTCTAAATTTGATCCGTTATTGTAAGCAAAATAAGATTCAGTCTTATTAAAAAGATGTCCTTTATTCATTCGACCAGTTGCCCTAAAACGTTTTATCATATCGCTGAGAACGGTATCTTTACATGACTTCTTAGTATCTCTCCAGATAGTGATACGTTTGTTAGGCAGTGATCGACAAAGTAAGTCGTTTAAGTCAATTAAACTGATTGTTTTTGAAGATCGACTCGACCCCTTGTTTATGATGTACTTGTATTTTCGACCTGACCCAAAACAATGTTGGCAATCTTCATCTATTGGTGATTCAAGACTATTGATAATATTTCCACAATTGTTCGGGCATTTTTCGTGGATAGCATTCCAATTCTTTTCAAAAACAATAGTCGCATCTATCATAATTCGACACCTGCCATGATAGCGGCTTCATCTTTTGAATAGCCGCTTTGTACGAATATGGCGAGAGTTTCAGCCTTTATCTTATCAGAGGTAGCTTCAATAACTTTATCAGTCTGCATACTTGGTAAGTGGTCATAACACAGTTTAACATACTCTTTGCTCGTGTCGAGATTAAATCGTTTATTCATTGTTTCTGAGAGCGCATCAGCTTCTGGAATTATCGTAGATTGAAGCGCCATTTTTTGCCCCTCGATAATATCACCGCCCGACCCACCTAATGCCGTAGTTCGATCAAGAGAAAAAAGGTGTTCATTAAGCCCATAATGATCAATGATACGTCTAAAATCTCGATCCATTGACTCGGTCAATAGTAACTCTTTTGCGGGGTAGCTCATTGGTTGCCATTTGACTGATATAGGTGAAATAATCAATTTGCTTTTGTTCCTGTCCATCATGTCGTAAGATTCAGAATGTGCTGCGTCTAGCGCTTTCTTTTCGTCAGGTCTTAACGCTCTTGAACCTACCGCATCCTTTGCCTCATTTGAAAGGATGCCTAGAGCAGACATCTTTCTGAGAATTACATTCTGATAACCCATGGCCGCCCGAATGTTGGAGATTTCCATTTGTATCGGTTCAAAAGGTGTCTTTGGGAAAACGGGGTGATCAATGTTAAATGACTTGGTGTATATGATCTCATTAGCTTTAAAGATGGCTTCACCCGACCCACCTCGATCATATACAAATTTCTCAATTATCTTATCTAGCTCCGTCTGCGCGTAAATTAATCCAGTTGTCTTTATATCAATTAAATGAGGTGGAATATTCCAAAGTGCCGACGGTATAGGTTGCGAATCGAATCCCCTTAACTCACGCATGAAATTAGCACCGTACACACTCATGTTAATGTCGTATTCTTTTAAAAATTGAGTACCTGACAGTAAAGCGTTCGGATCGTTTAATAGTTTTAAGTATGGTGAATTAACAACGTGTTCGTGTTGTCCTTTTTGATTAACCTTATAATGCTCCCAGCGACCAGAAGCCTTTAGCCCTGCTTTTCTATTGATTACTAATTGGAGCAACCCAGTTGTGTTGTATAATTCGCGCTCGCACCCTTCGATTTCATCCCATTGCGGTTGGTCAGGCTGAAAGTTTATACCGCGATTGTTGAATTTGTCTTTTGTATATCGGTTACTGCTGCCTAAATTGTATAAAAAACTACCCGTCCTTTGAAAGAAATTCATATATTTTGAAATTTATTTTAAACAAATATACTTTATTTTAATATTTTTCAATAGTTTTGTTGGTATTATGAATGAAAAAAACTTATTAGATATTGAAAAACAAGTCAAAAAACTGCCCGATAGCGTTAAAAAGTTGAAAATTCTAAAAGAAATCGAGGAAAAGAAAAAGAAATTTATAAGCAAATGATGAAAGATTTTAAAACAAAAGAGGAATTGTTTGCTTATCTCAAGTCGAACAAAGCAGATCTTATCCAATTAAAAAAGGGAGCAATAAAATATGCTGACGGAGTTCCGTTGTCTAGTCTTAAATTAGATGCTGTAAAATTCGACGTTCCTAGCGGTAAAATTGCAGCGGTAATTAATACCACCAACTTAATGGATAGTCATTCAGATGTTCATATTAATGGAATTTGGAATAAGTCTATAATAGACCAAGCGGGTAAAACATATTACATTATCAACCATGAATTAGAGTTGGGGAAAGTAATCGCTTATCCAAAAGACGTTGAAATGAAGCTAATCGAAACAACTTGGAAGGACTTAGGCGCAGATTACGGAGGTAGCACCCAGGCACTAGTTTTCTTTGTTGATGAATCAGCGGTTAAATTGCAGATAGCTAAGGAAGCCATTGAAAATAAAGAACCTGTTCAGCATAGTATTCGAATGGCATACGTTGATTACAAGTTAGCAATGGATTCAAATGTTGAAGATCACAAGGAAGAAAAAGCGGTTTGGGATCAATATATTGGCATTATTGCTAACAGAGAAAAAGCAATTGAAGAAGGTCACTTTTGGGCAGTAACCGAAGCAAAAATTTATAAAGAGGGTAGTATGGTATTGGCTGGATCGAATGAAATTACACCAATCGTCTACCCTAAAAACATTGAGCCGTCAAATGACACTCATAAAATAGAGCCGCCATTGAGCACTCAAATAAATAGCCATAAAGGGCGTACATTATTTTATTAATAACTAATACAAAAAAAATGAAATTAAAAACATTAGCATTGTTTCTAGTCGCAAAATCACTGACTCAAGAACAATTTGACGGCATGCCAGATGTAGAGCAGGCGAAACTTTTAGACGAATTGAACGCTGAAAACGCTGAATTAATTCGTAAAGAAATTGAAAAAGGTAGCGAAGAAGCTGTAAAAGAAATGAAAGCTGAATTATCTCAGATGTACAATGAGCAATTCGAGATCATGAATAAAGCTCTCCGCGAAGTTGGATTAGCTGTAAAAGCTCAAGGGGAAAAACCTGCCGACGCTGTTACTGAAAAAACAGTTGAATTCAAAGCATTCAAAGATCAAATCAAGAAAATTGCTAAGGGTGAAAAAGCAGAAGTAACTCTAAAAGCAATTACAAATGTTGCTTCTATTGCTACGAACACGGCAGGCTTTGACATTCCAAATGTTGGTCAATTAGCAACAGCAGAAAGAAATGCGTATGCTATTTTTCCAAAACAATCCATCTCTGGCAGTAATATCAGAAAGACAATTAACTATTGGGATTGGGATGAAGCTACTACTGTTCGTGCGGCTGCAATGATCGCTGAAGGAGGAACTTTTCCCCAATCGACTGCGAAGTGGAAACAATACTCTTTACCTGTTCAAAAAGTAGGTGATACATTGGCAATCACTGAAGAGTTTTTTGAAGACGAGCAAATGTTCTACGGGGAACTAGGTATGTTTATCCGTACAAATGTTGATATTGTGATCAATGGACAAATCGTAAACGGTGATGGAACGGGTAACAACTTAACAGGGTTAATTGCTTCAACTCCTGCGTATGTTCCTGCTGGGGCTGGTATTGCTGATGCTTCGATTTACGATTTAATTGTAAAGTTAAAAGAATCAATTTCAACAACAGGAGGCGAAAAATACCGCGTTAACTTTGGTTTGATGAATATTTCAGACATCAACAAAATGAAGTTGAAAAAAGATGGCAATAATAACTATATCATTCCTCCGTTTGTTGATCGGTCAGGCAATGTAGTTGACGGTGTGACTATAATTGAAGATAACCAAGTAGTTGCCAACACTATGTTTATTGGTGATTCAAGGTTCGCGCGTATCTATGAAAGATCAGGATTAGAGATTTCTGAAGGGTATGTGGGTGATCAATTTGTTGAGGATGCAATGACTATTAAAATTCGTAAACGTTTAGCTTTTCTAATTAGAACGGTTGACAAAACAGGTTTTAAAAAAGTTACAAGCATTTCTGCTGCACTTACTACATTAGCTACTTAATAACTGAACTATGAAAGAGGTAAAATTCACAAAAGACTTTGCGAACAAAAAAAAGGGCGACACTTTTAAGTGTGATTCGATGCTAGCAAGTCAGCTTGTCAATAATGATAAGGTTGCCGAATACTCTGACAAAGTAAAAGTAAAAGCAACTAAGTAGAAACTAAGTACTACAATTACCTCGCACTTAATAGGTGCGGGGTTTTTG